ACCTGCACTCATTCCATTGTTGCCAGCCGCAATTGTGTAGTCAGCAGATACAGTCTGTGAGTTCACAACAATGCCATTGGATGCCACAAGAACAGTTGACTGTAACTCACCAGTACTAGGTTTATAAAGTAGCTTGGTGTTGCCAGTGTAAATTGTTGTTGGTGTTCCACTTGTAGCAGAAGCAAACAAAGGATACAAGTTAGTTGCTGTGGTTGTATCATTAGCTAACGATGCACCAGAGACAATAGCAGCCCAAGAAGCTGTTGTACCATCTGTAGTTAAATATTCACCAGCATTCCCTGTCTGTGAAGGCAAGGCATCAACTGCTGCCCATGAGGTGGCTGTACCATTGGTAGTTAAAAACTTACCTGAGTTGCCTGTCTGAGAGGGTGTATAAGAAGCAGCAAGGGTAGCAGAAGCAGCAGCATTAGTAGCACTGGTAGCTGCATTACTAGCAGAGGTAGAGGCATTGCTTGCTTGTGTGGTGGCAGTGGATGCTGAAGAGCTTGCTGAAGAAGCTGAAGCTGTTGCACTAGTAGCAGAAGTAGAAGCTGAACTAGCTGAGCTTGCAGCATTAGTAGCAGAGGTAGCAGCTTCAGAAGCTTTAGTGGTTGCTATTCCTGCTTGTGTGGTAGCGGTGGTTGCTGATGTGGAAGCACTAGAGGCAGAGGCAGCAGCATTGGTAGCACTGGTTGAAGCAGCAGAAGCTGAAGAAGAAGCATTACTTGCTTGTGTTGCAGCAGTAGAAGCTGAGCTTGTTGCACTTGATGCAGAGGAGGCTGCACTAGTAGCACTGTTTGCTGCGTCAGTAACAGAAGTACCAATCGTAGCTGCTGATGAAGCAGCAGAAGTAGCACTGGTAGCAGCATTGGTAGCACTGGTAGCTGCACTGGTGGCAGACGTAGAAGCAGCGGCTGCTGAAGCTGCGGCAGCGTTTGCTAGGGCAGTTGTAGCATTAATTGTTGAGTCGTTAGAGGATTCTCCTGTGCCTCCAACACCACGAAATATTCCCATGTATACTCCTTGTTATGAAAGAAGCCTTATTTGCTATTTGCATATAGCGAACAAAGCTCCTTTCAAAACAAGGAAGCCCCTTGTGAGGGCTTCCTTATATGTTAGGCTGCGACAGCCATCAAAACACCAGCATCTGCACGGAGCACCTTAGTGCCATACAACATGTCAGAGGTAAACAAAGTTGCCAAGAACTCTTGTTTGTACTGCTGCTGTGAACGTACAGACATCTGCTCAATATGAACAGCCCAATCTTTGTGCGCCAACAATGCACCCTTAACACCTGATTCCAAGGTGGGGCAGTTGCTAGACACAATAACAGGGATACCATACAGGTTACCCACTTCACCATTGCGGATGGTGTTAGCGTTACCGACTTCACCAACGAAGGCTTGTTCAGTGTAACGGTTAATACCATTCAAGGTGTTACGTGTTGAAGGAGGAATAACCAACACACGACCGTCCATTGGCTGGTCAGCGTCATCCAAATACTGGATGGCACGACGGAAACCAACGTCAGAGAATGCACCAATGTCACCAGTGCCATCAACGTCATAAGCTTCCAACACACCTGTAGAGGTGTTGAACTGGAATGAACGGCTGTGAGTGTAGTCACTGCCATCGCCATCGCCCAAGCTCTTCACCAAAGCCCACAGGTCATCATCAACTTGCTTTGCCATAGCATAGCCAGCGTCATCAGTGTAGTGCTTACGCAAAGAAGGCAAAGCCTGAACTTCAACAATGTCTTCAATCAAGTAAGACACTTCTTTGTGTTGGTTCAAGTTCACGGTGATAGAACTTTGTGACAAGTTCTGCATGGTAACTGCTGTGTTCTCAGATTTAGTCTGAGCAGCCAAACCACGTGAAGGGTTAGGGATAATGAGAGCATCACCTTTCTTACCCTTGAAGCTCATCTTACGCACAAACTGTGCAAGGACAAGGTTCTTTTTATAGGCAGCGATAATCTCATCACTCCATAAGTCGGGGAGAAAGCTAGATGCTTCGGTGAGGCCAGCGGCCCCGCCCATTGCTGGGTATGTACTTGTTGCCATTTTAAATATCTTTCATAAGGTTATTAACGAACCCTACCTTCTGCATATGCTGCCATAATCTCTGGCTGCAATAACATATATCGGTCAGGGTCTTTACGCATGAGGTCTACAATGTCAGCACGACGATATATCTTCTTGCTCTGTGTCTCGCCAGTTCCTTTAACAGAACCAGTTGATGCCTGTTTTAGTTGTTGTTTACGATCAGCCTTTTGCATCTCAACAGTGTTGCTTAACATTTGCTGACGTTCTTTCCATGTAGTCAAAAGATCGTCTGCTGCGTCAAAGTCATACCGCTGGTCTGCACGTGAAAGAAGTTCACTACGCACTTTACTCTTGCTTATCCACTCCTTGAAACCATCGTCATTAATAATATCCGCATAGTCAGGGTGAGCCGTCTGTAAAGCGTTCAAGGCCTGAGCCTTCAACATCTGTGCATTTAAAGCTTCTGCTTCTTTAATCTTCGGGTGTCGTGAAACAGCCTGTTCAACAGCCTTCTGAGGATTCGAGAAGAAATCTACCTCTTCGTCCTGTGGGGCTTCTTTGGTAACAACTTGTGCTTTTACAAAATCATCTACAATACGTCGAAGCTCTCCAACTTCTTGTGAATGTCTGCCCATCAGCTTCTCAGCTTCTTGGTGCATACGAATCAAGTCAGGTGCGCTTTTACCTTTGTACCGTTCTGGGACTTCTGGCTCTGAAGGAGTTACCTGTTCAGGCTCCTCGTGAGACTGCTCTAATTGAGAGATGTCCTCTTGTGTGTCTTGTACGCTGTCGTCAATAAATGTTGCCATATAGTCTCCGTGCTTAATAGCATTATGGAAGATGAATGTTCCCTCTTATGAGGCATTCCGTTTTTGTTCTTTCGCCAGTTGTTCTCGGTGCTTTTTATCCCACTTCATTGCAGCCCCGGGGAAGCTACCTGTCACTCCTTCAAGCTTCACTTGAGGAGCACTCACCTGACGAAAGGCTTGTGCGCCACAAACATTACAACTTATTGTTTCTGTTTCTACAGAAGTAAATCGTTCTTGTGTGTGGCCTTGTTGACAAGTGAAATTAAATACTCTGATCATTAGTAAGCTCCGCATATGATGCTTCGATAGCGTTACGATAACCGATTAGAGTTTCTAATACCTCTACTTGTCCTTTTCTGAACCAGAACATATTTGCATCTGTGGCGTTCCGAATATCTGAAAGGTTGTCTAAGCTACGCTTAAGGTCTTCCTGATAAATGTCCCAACCCTTATGTACAAATAGGTCTAGAAGAGATTCATAATAATCTTGAAGTTCTTTATCCATGAGCATTTCTCCTGTGTTGGATGCTAATGTCTTTATTATACCACAAAAGTTTTACTTTGTCAAGCTATTGTTGCATTTGTTTAGCTACAATGGCTTCTTTGCTTGCAATTTCTCGTTCTTTCAAGACCAAATCAGCAAGCCGTGCCCTACGTTCAAACTCTTTATCGTCTTGGTCACCCACTTGTAGGTTAGAAGAGATGGCACGAATGCGATCATTCTCAAGTTTTGCAGGGATTGCCTGTGTTTCAGCCTGAAGTTTACTAGCTCTGCTCTGACTTTCAGCAGCTTGTGCCTGATAGAGGGCTGTTTGAGCCTGTGCTGCTGCCATTTGCATCTCCATCTGGGCTTGTTGTAGCTGTTGTGCCTGTGGATTGGGCTTGTTCATCTCACGAAGCTGGCTAATCATGCTATCTCTGTTAGACAAGCTCATGTTTTCAACGACAGCTTCCACTAACATTGGGTACATTGGGCTGTCTTGTCCCAAGGTTTGCAGCAACTGTACCAATTGTGTCACTTCGTACTCACGTGCAATGACACCAAGGCTGCTAGAAGCTACAAACTTGTAGTCTTGTGCAGGGAAGTTGTCTGGATCATATTGCATATAACGCCATGCAACCTTGCTAACCAGAGGAATGAGGAAGGAGTCTTGGAAATTGATTAACGTGCGCTTATGGCGCTTTATAATGGCTCCCAGAGACATACTTACAGCACCCGCTGCTGCCTCTCCATTGATACTTCCAGGAATCCCTGCTGCATCAATGGCTCCAGTAGCCATCTGAACCATGCGCTGGAGGCTTTCTGCCTGTGTAAAGCTCACTTGGTCAAGGTTGCCAAACTTAAATGGCATCATAATCTCGGCAGGGTTGCCATTGGTTATGATTGTCTTACCCGGGCGAATCTCAAACTTAGCACCACGAGGCATACGTGTACCATCCATAGCCATCATTGGGTGGACAGTGAGAGCCAAGGCATCAATACGAGCACGAAGCTCAGCATCCAAAGCCTTCTGGCTGTTATAGCCCTTCTCACAAATGCCACGTCCCCAGAAACGTCCGGGAACTACATCCCAAGGGAAGGCAATCAGAGGCCTGTCTTGCATCATGTAGGGGTTTTCTTCTACCTTGAGGAGAACACCACCATTAGCAATGATGACAATAGCTTCTACATATTCGCTTTCTTCTTCTTCTTCCTTGTCTTTCTTCTCGCTTTCCTCTTTAGGAGGAGGCAAGTCCATAGCATCGTTAAACTCTTTACGAGGAACAAGGCCATAATATTTAGTGAGACGAACCTTGTCATCTTGATAGATAATTAAGTCTTGGTCAGGCTCAAGGTCTTGGTCAGGAGCAGCTTCTGTAATGTCTACATCACGATAGACACCCTTCTCAATGAGCATCTCAACCTGATGGCGAGGAACAAACTCATCAATAGCTACACCCAAAGCTTCCTCAATAGAGGAGGCAACAGGATCAATTAAGAAGTTCTGTGGCAGAATGGGGCGAACCTTAACCACTGTACGTGTTTTGATATTAACACCCACAGCTTGCATGGCTCCATCAAGGATTGGCTGCGTAGCTGGTGTGAAATCTTGAACCTCATCAAGGACAAGCTCAGCCATACCTGTGCCAAACACGGCAGCGTTTAACAAACACTCAGCTACGGCCTTGCGTGTCTTGGTGTATTTAAACTCTTCATCCAAAGCATTACGTGTAAACTCAATGTCTTGACGTTCTGTGTCACGCATGTCATCATGGATGTCAAACCATTTACCACGCCCAAAGGTGGCTTCTTCAACCTCAGCAACGCTACTCTCTACAGCTTGCTGCAAGGCAGGGCTAATAAGCTTGCTACGCTCGCTCTCACGTGTCTTATCAGCAGCATCCCACTGACCACGCCACAAGCGGTAATACTCATCAAACTTCTCTTGATGGTTACCAATGTAATGGTCACGCCATCTGTCAGCTTTTTCAATAACCCAACCAGCTAAGTCACTACCTTTGTAGGTTTCTTCAGAATCAAATTTCATATATTTCCTTAGTATCCGCTTACAGCGTCCATTGGTTCAAAGGGTTCTTCTTCGTATTCTGTTACATAGCTCTGCTTGCTTAGTTGTTCTATGTAACTCAGAGCGTCAATCAAGTCATCATGCACAAGAGTGTTGGGGAACTGGAAGAGTTGGTCAAGAAACTGTACGTTCCATTCTCCTTTGTTGTGCTCAACCTGTCCTTGCTCAAAGCGTCCCTGCAATGCCCAGACAATCCTGTCTGTCTTCTTCTTATTTCCATGCGTGAGTTCTTCAACTCTGAAGAATGTCTGTGTTCTTCTCATTATGTCTGACAGGTAAGGCATTACTGCTTGCTTAGCAATACCTTTCTCAATACCTATGGACACTGGCTCATACTTCTTAACAGCAGCAAATATCTTCTTGGCTGTCTCTTCAACTGTCCAACGTCCAAAAACAATATCCTTAACATACCAGCCCTTGTCGTTAGTCTTAACAATGGCTATGGCACTGTCATCAAGCCTCTTGCTCTTGCTGCCCTTGCTTTCGTCTGCAAAGCCAGCCAAGTCAATGGCAATAAAGTAGTCCCCATCAGGTTCTTCTTCATCAAACTTAACCCATTCCTCTTTGAAGAGTTCTCCACCCTGTGCTTCAAAGGAGGCCATAAACTCTTGCCTGAAAGCAAAGCTGCTCATGTTCTTCTTAGCAGCCTCAATCTCATCTGGGTCAATCAGAGGATTGTCATAGCTGGTGAAATGCCAGCTTTTAAATGTATCATCATCTCCAGCCATACCATATTGGTAAAGCTCATAGAAATGGTTTCTGCCCATTGGTGTTCCAATGAACAAGGCATGACCCTTCTGGTCAGCCAAAGCAGGACGTAAGATTTGTTCCCACACCTCTGGCTTCATGTCTGCATATTCATCCATCACCAGAAACTTCAAGGAAACCCCTCGCATTGTCTCTGGCCTGTCAGCCCCTTTAAGGCTGATGGTGGCTCCATTGATGAGCTTCACCTGTAAGTTATTAACATGACTACTAGCTATGACAGCATGTCCCACCTCAAGGAGGGTTTGCCACATAATGTCCCTTGCCTGTCCCTGTGTAGGGGCAACATAAAACACATGGCCTTTCTCTGCCTGTAGCGCATTGAATAGCAACAAGTAGGCAGCTAAACGGCTCTTACCTGTTCTTCGTCCAGCAGCTACAACCTTGAAACGACTCTTGTCATTCCATACAGTTTGCTGCCACGGAAGGAGCTTAATGTCTAGACTAGTCAAGCTGCAAACACATCATTAGTAGGCATCAAAGGATTATCCAAACCCTCATACATATCTGCTTCACTTATCTGCTGTGGAGTGATGCGGTTACGGATGTATTCCTTAAGCTTCTGGTTATCTGGATGCTCAACACTGTACATTCCTTTTTGAATGCGCTGGTAGTATTCTCTAGCTTTTGGCCCGGCTCCGTTCCACACTTCTTCAAAGGGACGCTTAAGTCTCTTAGCTGTATCATATTTCTCTTTAATGGCAGCAGCAAAGCCAGAGGAATACTCATCGTGCCCAAGTCTGGTTAAGTCTTTAACAACCCCTTGGAGCTTCTTGTTATTAACATCCCACTCATTATATCCGAAGTTACTACGTCCTTCTTCCAAAGCCAAACGTGTAAGCTGTTCTGCTGTGAGCTTAGGAAACTTAGGGTCAAGAGCCTGAGCACTTCTATAAGCGTCTAACAAATTCCCCATTGTCTCCATGTCATATGGCTTAGTAAGAGTTTCCATCTTACCAGTTTTTAAGTCTGGCCTACGTCCAAAGATGACATCCTCAGCAGGAACTTCTTTGTACCTTGGCTGTCCCCACCAAGAGGTTACAGGGTTTCCCTTAAACATCTTTGGGTTGCTTCTCTGAGCAGCTTGCATATCAGCAAGCCAATCTTGTGTAAACTTATGTGGAGGAAGATAGCCACCCTCAACTTGGTATGTCTTTGGCATGTTATTCCTTGTATGCGATGTCTTCAGCTTCGTCTGCCGCTGAGATGATAGTTTGCTCACCACCAACGCCAGTGATAGTAATAGACACAGCAGCCCTACCACCACCATTCTTGTCCTTCTCGAAGTGACTAAGAGGTAACAATCTATCCATGATGAGCTTCCATGCAGCCGCTTGATTTTTGTGGTTATCGTCCAAAGCAGCTCCATAGATGGCCTCAACAACCTTCTGGCTTCTGGGACTGTTTAACATCCTAGAGCGATATTCGTTTATAATTGCCTGTTCGCCCTTGGGTCTTCCAACAGCATTCCTCTTGCCCGGTGTCTTAGCAACTAGGTCTGTTTTCTTAGGCCGTCCTCTTTTTTTAACAGAAACATCTGTATTCATAAGTCCTTCTGTGCGGCTTCTATGCCTCTCTGTGCAGCTTCTATGTCCATCTGTGCATCTTCTAAGTAACTACATAGTTACTTATATGCCTAGGCTTATTTAATTATTTAATAAGCTTCCTCAATTACTTATATGTATTTATTATACCACACATCTTGTTAAATGTCAAGCTCTTTGTGTGGCTTTAATGCTACACATTGTACGATTAGACTGGGCACTCTAATTTCCTTTACTGACCCATTGGTCATTATTACTTTTAGTCATATAAATCAAGGCTTTAATG